TCCTGTACCGGCGGATCTACTTATTTATCACAACAGTCTGGTGCAAATACTACCCATGTCTATGGCTGCGGCGGGAATGGTCAAACCGGCAGCGGTGGCAGTGGGTCAGATGATAACGACGGTGCTGTCGGTGTTATAATCGTCTGGGAGTACAAGTGATGAAAGCACTAATTTTAACCGGAGACAGCCGGGTTTCCCAAATAGAAGAAGACGGAAATATTTTTCCAGTTCACTCAAATTTGCAGTGGATCAACTGCGCCGATACGGTGACAACGAGCCACACATATGTTGACGGCCAGTTTGTCGATCCTGTCGAGTGGTCGGCAGAGTATCAGTGGAGAGAGCTCCGTCTACGTCGATCTGCGCTGCTAGCTCAGTCTGACTGGACACAAATGCCAGACTCTAACGCAGATGCGGCTGTGTGGGCAACGTACCGCCAAGAATTACGGGACTTACCAGCCAATACGGCTGACCCAGCGAACCCTGCGTGGCCGTCGAAGCCGATTTGATATGACCCGCGCACTCGCCATCGCCCTTGCCTTGCTGGCCTTCCCCGCCGCCGCGCAGCAGCAGATGCCATGCGCGCCTCGGGATGTGGTGACTAAATCACTAGCCACTGAGCATAATGAGCATGTGGTTTTGCGAGGTCTAGCCAATGGCAACCTCATAGAAATCTGGTTAGGAGACGAGGGCGGGTTCTCGGTCATTATGACCCTTGCGGAGGGTGGGCTTAGTTGCATGGTTTCGGCGGGGACGGCGATGCACCGAGTAGATCAACCAACGCCGAAGCCGGGGGGAAAGTCGTGACACCTCATCCAGCAACCATTGATACGACGGCCGCATCAGGTGGGTTGCTCTCAGCCGCTTGGACATTCATAGCGAACGGGGAACTCGGCACTGTGCTCGGCGTGATTGCAGCAGCGCTGTCGGTCGCGGTACTGCTCCAGAGATATCGCATCAATGCCAAGGAACTGGACCGCGACAAATGATCTCCGCGCTCGTCTCCACGTTACTGCCAATCGTCTCAGGTGTCATCGACCGCCTGGTGCCGGATACCAACGCCGCAGCCGGCGCCAAGCGCGAACTCGAAAAGGCCCTGATCGACGCGGAAACGGCCGGCGTGTTAGGTCAGCTTGAAATCAACAAGATCGAGGCTGCGCACAGATCCATATGGACATCAGGCTGGCGGCCGTTCGTCGGCTGGTGCTGCGGCGCCGCGCTCTGCTACCACTTTGTGCTTCAGCCGATCATCATTTTCGGCCTGGCCCTGACCGCCACCGTGCCGCCGGATCTGCCGGCTTTCGACATGGAATCGCTGCTGACGATTTTGCTGGGGATGCTTGGCTTATCCGGTATGCGCTCCTTCGAGAAATTCAAAGGTGTAGCTAAGTGATCGTCTTGGCGCGGGTGATCGATAACCTGAAATCTGAAGAAGGCTATCGCGCTCACGCCTACCGCGACAGTCTCGGCGTATTGACTATCGGATACGGCCGCAACATTGACAAGAGCGGGCTGGGGATCTCAAAAAAAGAAGCCTCCGACATGCTACGCAACGATGTGCGCCGCACTGTCATCGAGCTGGAAATGTCTGTGCCGTGGTCTTTAGATCTGCCGGCGCATCAGCGCGAAACCCTGATCGAGTTAGCTTTTCAGATGGGGATACCCAGGCTGCTCGGCTTCAAGAAAATGCTGGCAGCGCTCAAAGCTGGCGACAACGAAACCGCTGCAGCAGAGTTGATGGATAGTGTTTATGCAAAACAAACCCCCCGCCGCGCCAGGCGGTACGCCGAAAAAATCGCCCGATAACATTCTGAAGGGCTCGATCTCCGAATCGGCGGTGGCCTATCGGCTGACCACTAAAGGCTGGATTGTGTATACGCCAGAGTTCCGGGCTGCCGGGCCAATCGACCTGGCGGCGATGCATCCTGACACCCAGAGCTGGTTGCTGATCGACGTGAAAACCGAAACAATGCGCAGGGCCAGGCGCGCGCAGAAGTCTGTACGCATTTATCGCAAACGGACAGAGCTCCAGGAGCAGCTCGGCGTAATTCTGGCGTATGTCAATGCCAAAGGTGAGATTGCCTGGCGCCCACGCTTGCCGACCGCCGTTGCTGCTCTCGTCTAAAGCAGTGCGATGCTGCGTCGGCTGGCTCGGCGGAAAACCAGGTGACCGCGCGTGGACAACGCGTCTACGAAATGCTTCACATTGTTCAGTGATTTGATATTCCCGGCGATGCCGATCTCTTCGTAGGTCGGGGAATAGCCGTGCTCATCGATGAGCCCTCGAATAACGTCGAGCACCTCGGTCTGGCGTTTGGTCAGTCCCAACTTCATCGATCAAGCTCCTTGATCTTGAGGGTGCCGGCACGTTTCGGCGGCTTGGCCTCGACGCTGTACGCTTTCCTCGCCGCTGACATCCCCCACGAAACTTCCGCGAACACCTCGCCGTTTTCATCTTTCGCCATAGCTGTCGGGTGCAGCCCCATGCGATCCATGATCTGGGTCTGGGCGGCATTAATCAATTTCTGCGCAGCGCTTTTAGCCTGGCGTGCCGCGATCAGATCCATCACCAGGTCGCTTTCTTCTTGATCAAGCTCGACTGCCGGCAGATCGTCTTCGACAACGCGAAATGTCTCCTGTGCATCGTTAGGCGTCATCGCCGGATACCAATCGGCAACACCATCGCGCTCGAACACGGCCAGGCGCTCGGCAAAATCGAGTACGTCGGCTCGGATCTTGGATTGCATTACCGGATCTGCCGCCATCAGGTAAATGCGCAGCTCGGTGCCTCTATACAGAGTGCCAATCGCTGACCACTTGTAGCCGGTGCACATTATTAAGCCTTGGCATTGCCACGGTCCTCGGTAAGGCGCCGGTTCATCAAGCGGCATCACTCCAGTCAGCTTGGCCTCGGCAATGCCAGGCCCGTCGAGCGCGATGCTATCGGCGCCGACGACATAGATCCCAGCGGATGGGTCGTGCTCGATGATGCGGCCGTCGCCTTCGAGTATGCCGTCGAGAGACCCCTGCAACGGCAGCTCATCATGTTGCACGCGCTCGGTGATCTGATAATCGATGCTGCATTGGAGGCGCTCGGCCGTCGCACGCAAGATCTCGTTCTCCATCTTGTTGCCCCAGTCAGCAGCCTCACCGGCGGCGGCGCGTTTCGGCTCTGGCAAATTCTTAGCCCTGGCATCGAGCGATGCGATTGATTTTCGCAGCTCATCGTTTGGTGTAGAGAACCCACTGACGCCCATGATGGCCGGCAACCGGCTGCATGACATGACGGCATCGTCGGACAGCTTACCAATAATTTTATCCATGATGCACCTATGCCGGGGTGACGAGAAAGAAGGCCAGTCCGAGCGCGAAAATTGCTGCCGCCGCGAAAAAATTGAGCGTAAATTTTATGCCGGAATTTGCCGGGCCGCTTTCACGCCGGCCGCAATCGGTGGCAAGCGAAACGTGTAGTGCGATTAGCCGTTGGTGTAATGTAGGTCGCATAATAACTCCTTGGGTTACAAGGAATTAGGCGCATCAATTTTATCCAAGTCATTGAAAAGACTGAAAACGCGAAGCACGGCCCGCGCCTCCAGCCCCCGCCTATATTCCTTTGTTTTCTGCCAAAATTTTAAACATCTACTCATACTTAGGCGCCAGCCTTAGGCGCTGACGTTCTTACTTCGTTTGCGATGAGATCTGCTGCTCGACGCGCCAAGCGCGGCCGGTCAACATTTCTGGTGTAGACTGCTGCCTGTTTCGGAGACAGCCAACCAAACATTGCCATCAATTCATTTTCCGTTGCGCCGGCATCCGCCGCCATTGTTGCGCTCAGTTTACGGACGCCATGGGCTGACAGACCTTTTTCTACGCCGGCCTTTCGCGCCCACTTAACAAACTGCTGCCCCAGGCCTTTTGGAGAAAACGAAACGCCGTACTGATTGATCATGTAGACAAGATCGCCGTGCTGCGTAGCGTCGATGGCCGCGCGCAATGGCTGTAAAATTGGCACCTCTGTCGGCTTTTTCTCGATGCGTTCGCTGCCTTTTGTTTCCCTCCACCGCAACCAGCCGTCTTTCTCGTGGACCGGGCCGAGCTTACAGGCGTCAGAGATCCGGCACCCGGTATACAATAAAATGCACATCATAAGATGTTCTCTGGTGCCAAGCGGCCAGCGCTCAAAATATTTCCCAATGTCATCTCTCGTCCACGGGGTATGCCCACCGGGGTTGCGTTTTAAAGACCTCGCGGCTCTCGTAACCTTGGCGTCTCTCGCCACGTTGACCGACACCAGATCTCGGCGTTCGGCATAATCGAGAATTGCGCGCAAAGCATTCAGCCTGGTCTTCGCCGCCTCCGGTGCACCCCGATTGGCTTTTGCATCGAGAAGATCGATCACGTCCGACACCGTGAATTTTCTGATATCGTCTCTCGAAATCGCCGGCAAGAATTGCTCGATTACACGACGGCGTACATGCTGCGTGGTTCGGTGGAGATTTTTAAAGCCGTGGAAATCGTAGTACCCAGAGACGACCTTTCGCCAGGTGAATTTACTGTCGCGCGTCTCGACGTTACCCGCGCCAAGCGACACAAGCGCCTCGGTGTACGCGGTCAGAAACTCCGCGCTGCCGGGCTGGCCGTCGATCCGAATGCGCGTGCCTGTGCGGTGTCTGCGCACATAAAAATAGGTGCGACCGCCGGCGCTTTCTTCTTTTAGGTACGGTAATTTCAAGTCATCTACCTCCTTCATTTATAATAAGAAAACCCGACGCCTTGTCGCCTAGCGATTTGACATAGATCTGGCGTCAATTTGACAGTCCGCTTGGTCATAATCGCAGATTTACGCCGTTTGGATTTTCCCGCGCCTATCAAATCGACAGGCCGGCCCAGATTTTTTCCGCTAAATCGAGCGTGCTTTGCTTAAAACCAAACTCCCGGCACCATCTCGTCTGGAAAGTCGCGGACGCCAAACTATCACCGCTCAACCGGTATAATGCATATCGGTATAGCATGACGCAGAGCTGCTTGACGCAGTGGCTTCGCATCCAGCCGCCCGTGGGCACCACGAACTTCGACTGGTTCTGCCGGCAATCACAGATGGTGATCAGGCCTTGAGCCTCCGTGTCATCAATCAGCCGCCTGGCCGAGGTTTCCGAGGCGCCGTAACTTTCCGCCTGGGTGATCACGTCTTGACGCGTGGCATGTTGCTCGAAGTCGCCGGCGAGTAGGGCGCGCGCGCGGCAGAGCAGCATGAGATATCTAGTCGGTGATTTGTAATCAACGCGCACGCCGCCGGTTGACGCACGGTAGCCGACAAGAGCGGCGGCGATTTCAACGCGCTGCCACCGCGACAAATCCGCGATCTCTTGAACTGTCGCGATCAGCCTTGTCATTTTCTCGAATTGCAGGTCATATCTCTCGTCATCAGCCGTGACCAGCGCGTTAAGATCTTGTTCGATGATCGGCTTCAAAGTCGATAGAAAAAGTAGCAACCGTTGACGATCTGGGCGGTCCGTCATTTTATTCCCCCTTCCCGTGCGCCGCGATGCGTGCAGCGAAGACGAGCTCCCGGTATCGCCGGCGAATATTGCGCACAGCCGACAGTGACCAGGTTGTCTTGCCTCTCGCGGTCTTGACGCCGCGCGCAGCCAGGCCCTTTGCTAATTGATCGAGAGTTATGCAGCCATACTTTTCCAGCTCATCAAGAATGGGCCCGACTTCGAGCGCCAGATCGTCGGCCGACTGACGAACAAATTCACCGCCGGCCTTGGCGCCTTTCTTTGGCGATGGCGTGCCCAGCTTGGTGCCTCGACGTTTGGCTGCTGCCAGCCCGTCCTTGGTGCGCTGGCTGATCAGATCGGCCTCGTACTCCGCGACATTAGCCATCAGTTGCAGCATGAACTTGGTCTGTGCAGGGTTGCCCATGTCCGGGATATCGCAAGCCACGAACTTCTGCCCGCTTTCCAGGATCCGAGTAAGGAACGGCAAGTTGCGCGTCAGGCGGTCCAGCTTGGCAACGACCAGGGTGGCGCCTTCTTCCTCGCACAGCTTCAGTGCAGCGCGCAGTTGCGGCCGGTGACGATCCGTGCGCTTGCCGCTTTCCTCCTCGGTGAACTCGCCAAGCAGGGACCAGGTGCCGCCGTTCAGAAAATCCTCGACCACCTTGCGCTGGGCATCGAGGCCAAGACCCGACGCGCCCTGGCGCTTGGTGCTGACGCGATAATACCCGACAAATTTTCCGGCATGTGGCGGCAATGTTTCGATCTCCTCCGCGTCGATGCTAACCGGGTCGTTTGTGCTTTGCAACATTATGTAACCTCCTTCTCTCGCAGCAGCTTGACCGCCTCGCGCACTGGTTTATCGGTGAAACGCTTCGATCCAAACATCCCAAGGCTTTTGTAGAGCTTCCGGTGTTTGTCGATCCTGGTGGCCAGCTTACGCGGCTTCACATCCACCGCACGGCTGTACTTATCGAGATCACGCGTCGGGATAGTTCGCGGGTGTAGATCTCCGCAGTCCAGCACGCGCGACCATTTCGGGCCACGCTTGAGCACGACGATCAGTCGCTCACCGCCGCGCTCGAACCAGTGTTTAGCAATCAGCATTTTTTCTCCTTTTCGCGTATCGAGCATTAGCCGCTCCGTGAATCCTGTCCCAACTTGCGTCAAGGTCACGATTTAATGCCATCCCTCGATGCAGCCAGTTGCTACTCCAATCTTCTCGGGCGCATTCTTCGGCATACGACTTGGTAAGATCGTCATCGATTTCTTTTCGGGTTTTTTCCCATACCGGCTTTCCCTCCTTAGTCATTTTTTTCTCCTAACTGTATGTGATGTCGTTGACCTCGGACCCATCGCTCAGTGCCACGGTCTCGTAATGGAAGGTCAGGGTGTCCTTGCCGTCCGACAGGCGGCTGAAGAACACGGTGTCCAGGTTCGCCGCGTCCAACAGGTTCAGCCAGTCCCGGAGCCCGGCGGCGTCGGTGAAGGCGAAGGTCTCGGTCTCTCTGATGTTGCGTAATGTCATGTAGTGCTCTCCTCAAATTTATTCAGCCATTTCGGGCCGAAGTTGTTCCGTACCCGGCGCAGCAGATGCCCGTCCGGGATGGCGTTGACCTCTCGGCCATGCCACCAGTCCTCGTACAGTTTCGCCTTCCAGTCTGGCCCCTTGCGCTCGGCGTATTCGCGAAGCGCCGCCAGCTCGGCTGTGCTTGGGTTCATTATGATTCCTCCTCCGTTGTTTCGACCCGAATGGTGTCGGCGTCATCCGTGTCAGTTACTTTCAAGATCCCCATCTCCACCATCCGGGCCAGGATCACATCCTCATTGCACGTCGAGCAGCACCGGCCTTCCGCCAGGGGCTCGGCATTGTTTCCTTTATCCCACCCGACAGCGTTGGGCTTGATATCTTCGTTACACAGGACACATTTCATCGCTCTCTCCTTTCTAGTTTTCGTAAAGGGCTATGGCGCCCGGATTTACCCATTCCCAGAAATGACCGCGTTCGTGCGCCCATTTTTCGAGGGTCGGGTCGATGTATGGGCAGCCGCCGCGAAACTCGCCGTAGTAATCCGCGAACCCGTCGCCCTCCTCCGCGCTGACAGTCAGCACGTTGTCATCATTGGTGAAGCCACGCGGCCGCTTCTTCACCTCAACCATCTCTCCGTCTACCCAATCGTAGGCATTCAAAAGCGGCAGATCTTCAGGTTTGAATTTCATCACTTCCCTCCCTTCAAAATCAGCTTGGCCGCTTCGAGCCGTAAGTCTTCCGCCGGGGTGTTGTTCCAGGCGTGCATCGATAAGGCCTTGACCATGTTTTTCAGCGCCGAGCGGGGCGAACCCTTGCCCACGATCTTGCGTGCTTCTTCAATGTTCATCGCTCTCTCCTCTAAAGCCATTTGCCGTCGTACTTGATCCCGGCGCAGCCCCACATACCGATCCCGAAATCATCGAGTGGCTCGAAGCCGTCGTAATCTCCGACGATACGACCGACCGCCATCAAGTTTTCGTCGCCATCGTAAAGCGCGAATTTCTCGCCGGCGCCGGCCTCGACCGTCAGGCCATTGAGCGGCCCCTCCAAGCCCGTCGCTTCACCATCGAAAAAGTCACGGTCGATCTTCCATCCGTAATCGGCTGTCATTCTT